TGACACCAACGATACAGGATATGGAAAATTACTTGTCACTTTAAGTTCAAAATTAGTATTACGTTGATGGATAGGGACAATAAACTGTCGCTCACTCTTAACAGGGTTACTATCAGCTGAGTAGTAGTCAGCATCTGCAGTGTGTTGCACATCGCGCCACTCATTAGAACCTACAGCTTTTAATTTAAACGTCACTGCACCTATTCTGCCTACAGAGAACTTAGCTCTGGAAACAGTCAAAGACGCAGTAAAATCAGTAGTGTTCTGATCTCTACGGAAGTAGAATTTAGGAAGCACTACTTCAAAGTTATAAGGATAGCCAACGACTATACCATCAGCATAGTCAGTGAAGTTACCTTTTACTTCGAAGTACCGATAATTAGTACCGCTTTCTGTACGCTCATATGCCGTAGCATAGTAACCAGCATCAGCATCAATCTCTGCAGCTGTACCATCATCCGCAGTGGGAACAGTAAGAAGCATCATTGCCTCAGTTTGTTCAAAGGGAGTAAACGGTACATAGATCTTAGTTAGATCATTAACAGAGTCATATACCACTGCATTTACGGTTCCTGGATCTGGTGACACAGGTCGTGTAGCCATGTCTAAGCAGGAGTTACCGTTGATACCTGTAGCAGTAGCAATTACATTTCCAGTAGGGATTTCATCAAGGGTGATAGTACCAATGGTGTATTCATCCTCATGCTGAGAGACAACAATAACAGCGTCATTCAGGATTTTAGCAGTTTGGATAGTACCAGGAAGCTGCCATTTAGTCCAAGCTTGGAAGAGATCTTTCTCCCCGTTGTTGTAATAACGATAAAGATAAAGGTAAGATGTGTCCCTGTCAATCAGCATAATCACTGAGTTCTGAGGACTAACCGTAAGGTTATCTACAGTGTCAGGGATCCACTCAAGTACTACTTTACTGATGTCTACAACGATAGGTGGCTGTTCAACGTCACGTAGTTGTAGTGTAAACAACTTACTGTAACCTGAAACATTACTAACAAATGCAGTCGTAGTACCCACATCCACTGGTGCAATGTTCGTATTCATCTCATAGTTAGAGAGTGAACGAACAATGGTAGTGGTAGGGGTAAGAGTGCTTCCATCTGTGGTGAACACTTGGAACTGTTGACGCTCAGAGAACACCAGCAGACCTTGAGGTGAAGGCAGCACATCAGACAAAGTAACAGGTCTGACGCTAGCCACGTTCAAATCAATCGGATCTGAGTCAATTTGTGTAAGAGCTGACTTAACAAAAAAGTTATAGGGATCGTTAGCAACACTAAAGTTAATGTTATCCGTTGAGAGGAATCCGAGCCTATTGTTGTAGAAGAAAGTAGAAGTAATAGGATCCCCAATAAAAGCAGGTACAGGGCTAGTATCATCATCCCCAGCTTCCCGAGCACTCCAATCAATAGTGTCAAATGTAAAGGTAGTAGCACCAGTATTAGCCAGTTCATGCGGCATAGTAGACGCATTAAACCCAGCAGACACATCACGTGCTACGGTTTCTTCCCAGTAACCACGTCCACCAACGTCATCATAAGCAACGAATTGAACGTAGTAGTTATCTTCCCCACCATCACTGTTAAGGATCTCAACGTTGTGGTTGTGGAAGGATTCAGTGGGAAGTTTAGAGACGTTAACCACGTCATCTTGGAAGGTTTCAAGAGCACCGTTATTGATGCCACCCTTACCAGAAATAGTGAACGCTAACGGCGTTCCACTGAATGCCACCGCAGTGGTTGGGATACTAATTTTAGTACCGTTTTCTGATACTAGAATACCTTCTGCGACAATCCTGCGAGCACCTGCTCCACCGGCATCAGTACGTCTGATAACCAAACTGTTAGAATAGGCATTCAGATACCACGTACCTTCAAAGTCAGCATTACTAGCAGCGTGTTGAGTGGTGATCGTATCGACTAACAACTCAATAAAGTGCTCGTTACCGCCGGTGTGAGTCGCATCATAAATCAGGAAGTCATCAAAGGTGGTGTTGTTAGCAGCTTGATAAACTGTGTCTTCACCTTGAAGAGTAACTGTGTAAGTTTCAGTTGCAGTAAGGGTAATTAGTTTAACGGTAGCAACTGAGTTAGCTACAAACGTACCAGCAGCTGCCATAGCAGTGTTAACGGTACGATTAGTGATAATCGTGGTATCTTGGATACTACGGAAGTGATAGTCATTCTGCTGAGTACCAGTCAGATACCCAGTAGCGTTGTTAGTAACTGTACACCACGTACCATCTGCTGCTGTCCACACATAAATGTTGGTACCTTTGATAGCACCAATGTATGAACCTGCTGCACCTCGTTCAATAAAGAACCAAGCAGCATCAGCTAGTTCACTTTCGGTAAACGCATCACCATTAGCCTTTTGAAGGACGCTGGTGAATTGCATACCAGGACGCTTGAGTAATCCATAGGTGGGGTCAGGATAACCATTGACACACTCGGTCAATTGTCCTTCTAATTTTTTGTCATCATTTTGCTTCGATACACCACCTAGAAAGTTTGGTGTGAGTTGAGTTACTGCTGGCATTAGCGTTGCAAGGTATGGAACGGTTGATAGCTCTGATAGTAGTTCCCTCCTTTAGGTGCACCGAAGTACGTGTAATCGCCTTGGCTGGTTTCATACTCCATAGCCATAGCACGTGTAAACGCTTCTTTTTGCTGAAGCATTTGGTACTGGTTAGGATCACCGATGATACGGCTAGACACAATGCTAGCAGCTCGTGCAACAATGAACGCTTGGATAGGTTCAGGGATGTCACCCCAATCCATTTCCCAAAGGATGTCTACATAAACAGTTTCATCAGTCCACTTGTAGGAGTGGGCCATGCGGTCATAGAGTTTACCTCCACGGTTAATACTATCCCGATTAAGGTTAACAGTACGGGTAGTATTCAAGTCCATTTGAAGGACATTGTTGGGGATCTTAATCTCGTCGTTATTATCTGGGGTGATAGGATAATCGTATTCTTTATTGAAAGACCAGCCTTCAGCCTGTACTTCACGCGACACTTCTCGAAGGGTGTTGAGTGCAATCGCAACGTCCGGGTTGGTTGGGGTTTCAACTCTGCTTGTAACGATAGATTGAGTCATTGCCCGTGATGCAACAGTCTGTGAAATGTTCACAGTGTATTCATACGTCACAGGAGTGGTGGCTTGTTCTACACCAGCAGTAGCAATAGAGGTTCCACTAGCCACACCCGTACCACCAATGTAAGTACCAACAGTAATGTTAGCAGTTTCAGTGGTAAGAGTTGTACCAGAGATAGAACCAACAAAGCGACTAACCTCGTTAATTACAAGAGTCTCTTCAGTTGTCAACGTAGTAACAGGAGCCTGACCAACTGACGCCAGGATCTGATTAACAGCTTGTAGCTCAGTGTTGGAGCCAGTAGTAGGGAAAGGCATAATTGATAATAAGACTAATTCTCAATAAGGAATTAAAAAAAAGGAGCCCCCGAAGAGGCTCCCGTATCTGATACTAAAAATTATCAGGAGGTGGTGACGTTAGAAGGATACACATCACCGAAAGCGGTAGGTGCAGTGCTGGTAGCATGAAGCTCAACACAAGCAGCCGGATTCAGGAAGTCAGCACCCATGGCCAAACGACCCAGGATCACGTCGCCCTGGTAGATCACGGAAACGTCGCCGCTGGTGACTTGCACCTGAGGAGCGATAGCTTCCACACAACCAGCAGCTTCGCGCTGGAAGATCAGACCACAGGAGGTATCGAAAGAAGTAGCCTCACCGTAGTTGTTGTTCATACCAGTGACACCGCCGCCATCTTCGATAGCAGGGTTCACGAAGGAACCGGTGTTACCAGGATCAGCTTCACCAGTGGTGCCGCCGTACTTGGTACCATAACGACCCAGGAACGGAATGTTCATGGACTTGTAGATCTTGATACCGGCGATCTCAACGACGCCGTTACCCTTCTGACGAGAAGTACCTTGCTCGTCACGGTTCACCAGACCGTTCTCACCCACTTGCTGGATCAGAGCGTAGTACTGGCGGGGGTTAAGGATACCCACACGTCCGTCCATGCTGACGCCTTTCTCGTCCATTGCAGCAGCAGCGTCGTAGAAAGCGTTAACAAGTGCGGTAGCAGAGAAAGCATCAGCTTCAGTACCAGCGCCAGTACCGACTTGAACCTGGGTACCACCGGGCTCAACATAGCCAGCCTTGGTGATAGGCGATGCAAGACGAGCACCTTTGGCGATCTGACGGAAGATCAGACGGTCATACTTTTCAGCCAGAGCATAGCCGATCTTACGGGAGATCTCGCTCCTCAGGTCGTAATGGCTCAGAACTTCGTCTAATTCGTAGACGAAAGCCGAGCTGATCAGCAGGTCATCACAGGTGATGGTCTTTTCTGCCACCGGAGGTGCAGCGTTGGTATCACCCAGGATGCTGTTACCAGGAGTGTGGTACTCAGCAGTCGTGCGACCAGTGTAGATGAACTGGAGGCTCTTGCCGCCCTTGAGGGTACGGCGCATAACCAGATCACGAGCAATCGTGTTGTTCTGGAAACCCTTAAACATTTCGCCAGAGAAAAGCTTAAGGTAAAGGGCACGGGCGTCACCCGTGGAGTTAAGTTGTCCGCCCCTAGTAAGGGATGCGGGCATATCAGAAGATTGGAATGCCATTGTTTTTAGAGAGAAGTTTTTATCGACTCTCTGAACGTTCAGAGTTATTTAGTTTTTATTGTGGTCTATCCCACCGTCTAGACGGCGAAGGGTGTCCTCGTAAGGGCCAACGCCAATAGGTAAGGGAGGGTTTGCACCTCCCAATGCCGCTTTAACGGACTACCACTTTAGTGTAAGAAACGCCGCGATACTTGTAAGTGACTTGAGTAGTCATTGTTAATCTCCAAGTGTTTGACCCCCGTTCCATGATCAAACTTCATGCGTCCCTTTGTTAGGGATGAACGGACGGGAGATTAGCCTACAGCAGGGGCGCTAAGGGCGATAGGAGTTGCCTCAACAGAAGCAAGGTCCAAAGGGAAGTTGTGTGCATTTCGTTCGTGCATGACTTCGAAGCCAAGGTTTGCTTGGTTAAGAATGTCTGCCCAAGTACGAACAACACGTCCCTGGCTATCAAGAAGGGACTGGTTAAAATTAAAGCCGTTAAGATTAAAAGCCATCGTAGACACGCCAAGAGCAGCGAACCAGATACCAACAACAGGCCAAGCAGCCAGAAAAAAGTGCAGACTTCTGCTGTTGTTAAAACTCGCGTATTGGAAGATGAGGCGTCCGAAGTAGCCATGTGCTGCTACGATGTTGTAAGTTTCTTCTTCTTGTCCAAACTTATAGCCATAGTTTTGAGACATGTCCTCAGTCGTTTCACGTACAAGACTAGACGTGACAAGGCTACCGTGCATAGCACTAAACAGGCTACCCCCAAATACACCAGCAACTCCCAACATATGGAACGGGTGCATGAGAATGTTGTGTTCAGCTTGGAAGACCAGCATGTAATTAAACGTGCCGGAGATACCGAGTGGCATTGCATCAGAGAAAGATCCTTGACCGAAGGGGTAGACGAGGAACACTGCAGTAGCTGCAGCGACTGGAGCGGAGTAAGCAACGAAGATCCAGGGACGCATCCCTAGTCGATAGCTAAGTTCCCACTCTCGTCCCATGTAAGCATAGATGCCAATGAGGAAGTGGAATACGGTGAGTTGGAATGGACCCCCGTTGTACAGCCATTCATCAAGTGAATTAGCTTCCCAAATTGGGTAGAAGTGTAGTCCGATGGCATTGCTGCTCGGAACGACGGCTCCTGATATGATGTTGTTTCCATACAGCAGGGAGCCTGCGACAGGTTCGCGGATTCCATCAATGTCAACAGGTGGGGCGGCGATGAACGCCAAGATAAAACAGGTGGTAGCGGCGAGCAGACAAGGAATCATCAGCACACCGAACCATCCTACATAAAGACGGTTGTTAGTAGAAGTAACCCAGTCACAAAACTGGTCCCAGGCATTCTTCTGCTGTAAAGCAATTGTTGCAGTCATTTAAGTTTGTCCAGGAAGGAGTATGAATAACTCTCCCTATTACCTTTGATTCCCCAGCCCAGCCAGTAGTAGGCTGAGTTCATGTAATAGGGGAGTTGTTGGTAAGGAGTCTGGAACTCAGAAAGCTCGGCACGAAACCGAAGCTCGTTTATCATGTAACGGGTTTGTCCTTCCAGACTACTAGGATCGCACCCGTATCTTTTACAGAATCTGCCCAGACCATGATAACGTCTGGGCGTGGTCCATTGGATTAAACCGTACCCACCACGAAGGCAGCGATCGTAAGGAACGATAGCACCACCCTCGCAGACATTGGGACGGAAGTTTGACTCCTGTTGAATGTTCCCCAAGATGACTGCCAGGGCAACAGGGTCTGTAATATCCGCTTTAACTTGCAGTTGTTCTAGAACGTATTGTTGCGCTGGGGTACAGGTGGGACATTCAATCATAATAATCAGAAGCGATATTTCAGACCGGCTTTAGTGCCGTAGCTGTTCACGTCATCGAAGGCAGCCGAGATCTCACCGTACACGGAAAGAGCTTCGGTCACGCCAACACCACCACCGACTTTAGCAGTCAGGATGGTTTCAGCTTCACCACCATCAGGAGAGACGACGGTAGGACCGCCCTGGAGATACCAGGAAGCAGCGCCTTCAGAACCGTCAACACCCACGTGGAAGTCAGTAGCGGTACCAGTGTAGTCGGAACCGGTGAACCCAGAGTTCGCTTCAACATTAACATAAGGAGCAGCGAAAGCAGGTGCAGCCATCAGAGCGACAGCAGGGAGGATAGCAAGAGTTTTCATGTGATTAGTTAATTACTTTTTAGCAGTTTTAGCGGCGCGTTTAAAGTTAGCAGCGCTGGGTGCGCCTTCAGACCCAGGCTTTCTCATTTTTTCACCACTGCCTTGTTTGATTCTCAAACGTTTGGCGTGGATGTTTGCGTAAAGACCACGTTTTGCCATTACTTTTTCTTCTTAGATTTG